ATTCTAAATCAAACTGAATAATATCCGCGACCTGTCCACCAATATCATTTACTTCACATAAGATGTATGCGTTGTTATAATTTTTTGCCACATCTACAATAATATTTGGTAGAACGATAGGTTTTATTTCATTGTTCTTATATCTAGCAACCATCTTATAAGGAATAGTTGTGGTATCTATTACACAAAATGCTGAGTAATCATTACCAACACCTCTTGATACGTCAACAGTAATAATATAATTATGTTCTGGAATTACTTGTTCATATACTGCAAGTCCACGATTAGATGTAATCGGATCATGATATGGCATGATTCTCAACTTGCTAGGAGCAATCAATGTATCAACAGATCCTAAGAACTCACACTCAAACTCAACACGAAACTGAGATTCTGATGTGTTTTTGATAGTTTGCTCCTTCCATACATCATCTCTACCTGGCACTTCTGACCAGTGAACTTCTGTAGGCACATATTCATTCGTTCCACGCTCGGCATCATGCCAGAGTTTGTAGAACATATTCATTCCGTGAGGAGTAGATATGATAATAACTTTCGTAGACTTACCTGAGGAGATAGTTGGATAAACAGAACTAAAAAACTGATCAGCGATATGATTCGGAATGAACGCGAATTCATCCAAAAATATAACATTAAATGACATACCCCTGACAGCAGAAGCGGAAGTAGAAGCAGCCATGATTTTACTGCCGTTTTCAAGTTCCAGAGAACCTCTGTTCCATTGGAGGATTCCTTGTTGGAGGTATTTGGGGAGACTTTCATAACTTAATTGTAAACGTTGTAACATCTCACGAGCAGTAGCTGCCTTGTTAGCAAGAATCGCTACATTAACATTAGGATTAAATAACACATACCATAATAGATATGAGGTCACAATAGTGGATTTACCAGACTGTCTTGGTAACTTGGCAATATTAAATCTATAATCATGAAACTTTGATACCATTTCTTCTTGGAAATGATACATGTCAAATGGAATCAAACCCTTATCAAGAGATACAATCTTGATATAATTTTTGATAAAATAAACAGGATCTTCAGAGCAGCGTAATACCTCTCCAATTTGTTTCTTAGTAAATTTCTGAGAAACGTTTGCTTTTTTAAGATTAGGATTACCTAAGTATTGTTCAGTGCTTGCCATTTTGGTTTATCAAATAAAATGTCATTGATGTAGTCGTCTGCCCATTCGGGATCAAACCATTGACTAAGAACTGCTTTAGTCTTTGTATTTTTTCTTTGAGACGTGCAGTACCAAGATTGGTCATCAATCCTCTTCATAGTATTTATCCATTGCATATCAAAGATTGCATTTTCTACTATTCCTCTATAAAGATGTAGTGACTCCTTAATCATATCCAAATACATAAATTTTTCTTTTTCAGTTTTGATACGAACAAACTTACATCCCTCTGAAAATACTTCTTCACCCCATTGTGGTAAAATTCTATCTTCTGTAAATTGATACTTGGATGATATGTCTTTGAATAATTCTACTAATCTTTCTGTTCCAAACACAGGAGTTATATCTATGATTGCAGCAGTAATTACTTTTGGTGTTGCTACAATATCAGCACCAAAAATGGGTATAGGATAATCTACCGAAGGATACAATACACAATGCATCACTTCAATATTGTCCGTATACCCAGTTTCTAAATGCATCTTTCTGAGTTTTTGACTCTGATGCATTTCATTCATAATGAATACCTTATCATTTTCAACAATAGGGTATTTGTTCTCCATGGGTCTGACACCAGGAAAACTTCTTAATTCTTTTCTAATGTAATTAGATACTTCAGCCGTCAGACTTGTCACTTTTTTTCATAAAATACTTTTGAATAACTTCAATTTGATCTTGATACTTCGCGATCATGTTTAGTTCTTCTTCGATTGCTTCTACAACATTTGAATGCTCACCAATACCAACAGGATTTGTAAGATAAACCTCAACATTGGCTTTATGTTTAGCGATATCTCCTTGTGCATGTGCTAGTAATGCTTTAAGTAGTTGTTCTCTCATTTAACCCTCCAATAATGTACCGAATGATCTTCTTATTTCTCTTAACTCTTCAAAGTCTTTTTTCTTAGTTCCTCCATCGTATGCCCAAGCATACCCTTCGGTAATCATTTGCTCATTAAGGGACACATTTGAGTCCCCGACGTAAAGCCAACCGAGTAAGCGACCATACTTACCGACACCACCAACAAGTTCAGTCCTAATAGACAACTCATCGTCACCAGCGATAGTTGATTCCAATTTTTCTTTGAGCCAATTTGTTGCATCGATTCCAAGTGCTTTCTCCTCCAAGTCACGGGTTCTCTTTTCTGGTGTATCAATACCAGCTACGCGTACGCGTTCTTTTTTATATAGATCAAATCCTAGATCGATTGTAACATCTATAGTGTCACCATCAACTACTCGATTGATCTCCGTGATTCGGAAGTTGTAACAACTCTTCCGACTTGGTGGGGTCATTGCTGCCATCACTCATCTCCATGTAAGCCATACGAAGTATATAGTAGATATACCAAGACACTATTACAAGAAGTATTGCGATCATCCAGACAACTCCCCAGACTACCATTTATTCTTCCTTAATACAATATTCTGCTGCGTGAGGATTATTAAATCCTTCTAAGTCTTCTCTTGCTTGTTTGATAGCGGTGAATGCGTCATCTGCATATTCACAGATTTCATAATGCTGATTATGGTTATCGTGATAACCTACAGTATAATGGGACATGATAGTTTCAACTCCATTTACTCTATTATTTATTTTGGCATATGGTCTTTCATACCGCCATGGTTACCATCTCCTGGCAATTTGCCGAAAGCAACATATTCGATTGCTTGCATAGAACCTTCAAGTCTAGTCAGATCTCTTTCTAACTTTACATATTCATCATATGCAGATTGAAGTTCTTGTTTTCTCTGAGACAACTGCATAGTACGTTTGGTAAAACGTTGAATCAGTTGTTCAGAAGATTCGGTAGGTTTCATTCCTTTCATGGATCTAAATCTTTTAATTTTTTCTCAACCCAGTGATCTGAGTTATCAATACCTGCTGCCTTTACATATCTCATGATATGATCATCAATCTGATGATAGATTGGATGTAAATCCAAATCCATATTAATATCATGTGCTATCTGTGCCACTTGTGCTTCAGATAAACAATGGTCTGGATGCAGCAAGTCACAGGTTGGAATCCTGTGTTCAATTAATTCATTGAGATTAAGTCTAATCTCATAGTCACGATAGACTGGCATTTTCAAACTCCTCAATAAGTTTCTCGTATTCTTTGAACATTCTATCACCTGCGATAAAGCATCGCTGACGTTTCCAAAGAGCATCCAATACTAATTTATACTCGTTTTTGGTTAGTGTTCTCATTTAATCATCTCCATTGCTTTTGATAGTTCTTGAGCGTGTTTGATTTCATCATCTCTTATTCTAATGATGTCTTCGTCATTTGGATACCTTGTTAGGTATTCCTCATATGTATGAGCAGCGTGCCACTCTACTCTTTCATTTAGGTCATAAGCAGATACAGGAAATAACCCATAATAAACCACCATGATCCAATAGTAGATAAGGACGAGGTGTTTGGCGAAAGCACGATCAATCCAATAAGCATTGCCACCCCGACTTTCCATATGTTCAAGATGTTCTGTTTCGTTAAGTGTTTGACCAAAATGTTCCTCCATTAGATAAATGTGATCTGGTCCTCGTAATCCCATTGACTCTCGAAAATGTAAGACACTCAAAAACGCAAAATAGGGTGCTCGAGCTATCTCCTCAAGCACCCAAAATCTTTGAAAATCTCTACCACGATACAAGAAATCAATAATCGCTACTGTTACGGATAAAACAATAGTATTGAATGCTCTTAACATATTATTAGGTATATGTACTATCTATACACTTAATATTCTCCTAACAAACCATCTATCATTCCACGACGATGTTCCCATGTTTGACCACTATCAGAACCTTTACATGGGTTGATACAACCTTTTTCTTTATCGTATCCGTAATTTTTTAATGTATTGCAAACTAGACCTGCGAGATCATGAGGATCTCCTTCCTTACCTGTTGACCAATATAATTGTCCACCTAACCATTGTGCACCACAAGTAGGACATGTAGCCGAAGATAATCCATCCATACGGAAGTTATTATAGATAAGTTCTATTATATATTAACAGTTCCAAGCTCGCAAGCTTTTATTAATTCTTGAATCAGGATCACTAGCAGTCTTCTTAGAAGTTAGTTTCTTTTTCATCCCTTTCATTCTTGCACAGAACGATGCCCTACGGGGGTTTCCAACCTTCTTGCTAGGTGCTTTAAGGTCAGATCCAGGATTTTCGCGTTCGTAACTTTTTCTGCCTTTTTCGTTAAGTCCCCCTGACTGATTTTTTCCTGATTTTTTTGTCCATGCTGCTCCTTCTTCGAGTTCATGTTCTTCTTTCTTTACGCAGCGATTGTACGTTTTACCGAATAAGGTTTGGGTTCCCTTTTTTTCATATCCTTTCCAACACTTCTTTCCTTCAGTTTGAAACTCTTGGAAAGATTTTTTACCTTCAAATTCTTCTTTTTTAGATTTGTTTCCCCAATTCTTTGCACCAACTTTTCGGCATTTGACAAGTGCACCGCTTGCATAAGCACTTGGCCAAACTGAATAACGAGACTTGACCTTGTGATAACAAGCGTCTTTTTTGCCTTCTGTCTGGATTTCTGTAGATTCTGTTTTCACGTTGATTGCTTTTCCTTTTCTATCGGGATTAGGATCTTGTCTGTTCTTGCGACGGAAGGCAGCATCCTCTTCCTTCTTATTTAGGTTTCTTTTCATTTTACTGGAACCGCACTTTGGTTTGGTTGTTTGTCCAGGTTGTTTTGCACAGGGTTTTCCTGCATATTTACCACCGAGTTGCACCCAACCAGGCTTCCCATCAGAAGACTTACTCTTAGAAAACCAGTCGTGGAGAGAACTATCACCGCTTTTGTTTTTCTCGACAATTTCATTAGATTCTTTTTTCATAGCAAGTTTAGTAGCAGTCGCGTACTTGACATCCTTTCCACGATCTTTACCGTATCTTTTATTGAACTCTCTAGTGCTCATGGAGTCAGCAATCTCATCACGTTTTTTAATTTGTGATTTAGTCATCTCTTCTGAATGAACTGTTGTTAAAGCTTTTGCTTTTTGTTTTACTCTATCCATAATTGATGACCCGACCATTTTTAGTATAGCACGCTTTCCATAAGGATTAGTCTTACGTCCAAGAGGAACCTTTTTATCGGTCTTCATTGCAATTTCAGTAAG